CCGAAGCTGATCTGCAAGATCGCCCATGATGTCTGGTTTCGATCCCTTATGTAGGTCACGGTCGATATCAACGGCACGTACCCAGCCCTGCTCATCAGGATTATGATCAGACTTGCGAGCAGCGTGTCGGGTATCACCGATCCAGCCATCCGATGTGCGGTCACGATCTGGGAATGTGTCATCAAACTGCTCTCTTAATTGTTTAGCAGCTTTGCTTAGTTTATAACTCGACATCGGGCGCGATCCATCGACAAGTTTCTTCATCAAAACCTGTTGCATTGTGTGGCTTTATACCAATAAACGCATCACGATCTGCATCATAAATCATTCCTATGCCTGCATAGTTTTTGCGTATTTTTCCGTTATAGGAAGTTCGCTTGCAGACTTGACCTCTAAAATTGCCATACCAAGTTTCAGGATCTAAACCTTCAATAGTTTCTGTTTCATCCACGCCAGCAATAACATCAGTGACAATATTATCTTCATCTAAAAATGCGTAATGCGCCATTATGTCCAACTCACATTTCCTGTGCCAGCTGTAACTGTTGTAACCTTAAATCCACCGCTAGGCGCTGCTGTTGATCCTGTTAATCCAGCACCGATTGTAACTGTGAGATTGTCCGGATACTTGAGAATTACAACACCTGCGCCACCATTGCCACCTGCGTAAGATGTGGATCCACCATTATGACCACCACCACCGCCACCGCCACCTGTTGCCGCTGTGCCGTCTACTCCAGCAGCGGAACCGCTAGAACCTGCACCGCCACCTCCAGATGCTGTGCCACCTGTGCCAGACTGTGTGCCACCGCCACCACCGCCACCGCGAGTTACACTTGATCCGCTAATTAAACTAGCTACACCAGATCCACCTGCGCCGCCATTAGTTGCACCTGCTGTGCCAGCAGAGCCAGCACCACCTGCGCCGCCACCTCTACGCGCAGTGAGTGATGGTGCTGCACCATCATAACCTTGAGCTGTAGTTCCTGCACCACCTGCGCCACCTGAGTTCCATGCGGCTCCGCCACCTGCACCACCAGCACTGCCATTATTAACTAACCCACCGCCACCGCCGCCACCGCCTGTAGAGGAAATAGTTGAGAAAGAGGACGTGCCTCCATTAGTACCATTTGTAGTGGTATTGGCTGCGCTGCCTGCGCCGCCACCACCGACAGCAACACTATAAAGTACGTTTAGAGCAGCCGCAAAGTTAGATTCAGCAGCAGCACCTCTGCCGCTGCTTTCTCCGGACACGTTACATCTGTATCCACCAGCGCCGCCCCCACCTGGGCCACCGCCACCGCCATCAGTAACGCTTCCGCCACCGCCACCGCCAGCGATAACAAGGTACTGAACATTAAATGTGCGTGGCGTACCTGAAGATGCCATTATTCCTAATATAGGCATTATGCAATATCTCCAAACACAATCCAAGAATTAGCAGCTATTTTTACACAGGTAGCACCTGAGTTTACAGCGCGCAGTTTAGGCGTTGCACTTGTAGCACCTGTAGAAATAACAGTCGTAGTGCCTGGCGTTACAGCACCGATAGTAGGTTGTCCTGCGCCAGTAATCCAAAACACGTTAATCTCTGTGCCTACTGCAAAGTTAAAAGTTGCATCTGTTGGAATATTAAACTGTTGTGTAACTGCATTATTCATGCTAAATATGTTGCCTTGATCGCCTGAGGCAAAAGTATATGAAGCAGTCTTAGCACTATAAGTGGTGGTGTAGATAGCGTTCATCTGCGCAGCACTGAGTACCTGTCCAGTGGTAAAGGTTTGGAATGTCATTTTTTCTCCTTAGTAACTTAAAACGCTAGTGTCTAGAATACCGTATAATGTCGAATCCAAGATGAACCCGTCAATGATTGGCTCAGCTGTGCCTAACCTGGTTTTCCATGAATTAGGCGTAATCGAGTGAGATACATTAAATACCTGCACTGTCTTGGATAAGGTCGTGTTGTTAGGCTGGGTCGTGGTCACGCTGATTGGACTAAAGAAGTCAAGCGTGAGAGCAGCGATAGTGCCAGCAGTGTAATCGTCCTGCTGTAGATCCAAGGTTAATTCATCGACTCGAGTGCTAGTTTCCTTGCGTGAAGCGATAAAGGCTTGGGCATAATCTAGGGCTACTGCATCTGTCTCCATAAGTAGCCCAGATTGGTTATAACTATGGGTAAAGAACTTAGCAATAGAGGCTGCATCTGAGGCAGTCTGAACAGATCCACCTGTGCGAGTAACAGTGGCAAGGTTATAGACCTGAGTGTCATCAAAGACCCATTTGACATCAAAGTAGCCAATGGCTGTGCCATTATCGTTAAAGACTACTGGAGTTGCTGCTACGGATGAAACAGTCAAGTTTCTATCTTGGAAAGTTACACGCCCAGAATGATCCATATAGATTGCGCCATACTCGGTTGTAGCACAAGTTTGCAAAGCTTGTAGAGCTGTGCGCTGTGTCGCTGGATCTGCTTGGACTGTTGTAAGTCCGGTGTCAATGTCTCGCAATGAAACAGGCCAGCCGATAGTGTCTAAAATCTTGCCAATGCGAACGCCTGTAGTTTCGCCTGCAACAGCCCCAGTAACGCCAAAGAATTGTGCATTCTGAAATAGGCGAAAACCATCTACCGCTGTGATAGTTGTATAAACAATATCGCCATTAAACTTAGGCGTAGAAGTGTTATAGCCTGTTATATACCCTGCAAAGATTGGATAAGTTACTCCTGAGTAAGTTGCAGTAATTGTCATCTTACGCATTGGGTTTAGGTAAGTGTAATACGGTGAGGCTGTATTCTGTGGGTTGAAGTCACCATTCTGATCTAGCAGACGGACTGAAGCTGTGCCTGTCTGGAATTGCTCAGAGGAGATATTGCGCCCACGATTAGTATTAACACTATCCAATAGGTTAGATACATCTACGACAAGGCTAGAGGCTGAATCTGAAAGGACATCTCCACCATCTAGGCTAGAAGTATCTAGGACAAAGGGATAACCGAAACTTGCTCCAGTAGAGAAGTCAATAATTACGTTAATGACTGGTCTTGTCATAATGACCCAGCTGTATTTAAGAGGTCTCCACGCTTATTCAGGCTAATAATTGAGTTCTGGATCATTGTTGTTAGTTCATCTGCATTAGCCACAGTATTGGCATATACATTGACAATAGTTGTGCTACCAGCACCAGGAAAACCACTAGGAGCATAATCACCTGCTCTACTTGAACCGCCCATAACCCCACCAGTACCAGGCACTATAGGAACAAAGCTGTTTGCTGCAAGTGCTGCATTTACTCCAGCAGCTGTAGGGAAACCTTTAGGGCTAGCATTAGGATCGCTCAGAATAGGGTTAGCGTGTGATGCCATGGAACCGGTACCACCTGCACCTATAATCTTTAACAAAGCAATAGCATCATTGAGATTTTTTAGATTGATTAGATCCTTTGGAAGGATACCTTTAAGAATCTCCTCAATCTCAGTAAGTTTAACCTTTTGACCAGTAAGAGCACCAAGGACTCCAAGGTCTGCATTTAATTTAGCCGTTGCATTAGTTATGGCTGCAACATCTTTGGAGGCAATAGCAGCTTCTAGATCCAGAATAGATTGCTTAACCTCTAAGCGAGCAAGGTCGTTAGTAATCTGTAGCAGTTGTGCTTGACTAGTAACTTTGCCCAGTTGCTCGGCTGCACTCTTTTCAGCTGCGGCTAACTGGATCTTTTCCATGTCAAAGACATTAGATCCCTTGCCTAGGGCTAAGTTAGCCTTGTCAATGGCTGCCTTTAACTGCTTGGCTTTAAGTTGCTTTAATTCTTCTGCTGTTATCTTCTTAGTGGTTTTGAGAGTGATAATTGCATAATTAGATTCTAACTCTGCAAGGTGAGCAAGCCCATTCATCGCACGAGCTGCTGCTGCTTCTTGCTTCTTTCTTTCAGCCGCGCCGATCTTGCTTAAGATACCTAAGCCAGTTGCTTGCATAGCAAACTTAAGTCCAGGCAGATTAACTGCTGCTGGGATGCTCTTTAATGCTTCTAGTAATACGCCTACGCCTCTAATTGCATCGGCAGTGAATAGAGCGAAGTCCTCCATGCCCTTAGCAAGATCATCGACTGTAGTATCTTCGCTTAGACCTTTAAGTGCATCTATAATGCCTTTACCGATAATCTCTTGGACATTGGCAGATGCAACAGATAACTTATCCATCGAACCTTGAAAGGTGTTGGCTGAAGCAGTTGCTGCACCGGCAAAGGTAGTGGAGAGTTGATTCATTACTTCATCAAAGGACTTAGCCTTTAGATCAGCCTTGGAAATACCTACGCCTAATTTACCTAATGCAGTATTATTCCCAAGGTAGGCCTTTGATATGGCCGAAGTAACTGAGGCTAAATCTCGGCCTGTTGAAGCGGAAATATCTAGAGCGATCTGCAATAACTTCTGGCTTTGGGCTGTGTTGCCTGTTGCCACTGCTAACTGTTGATAGGCAGGGCGCAGTTTGTCATCGACTACACCGAACTCTGATTGAAGTCTCTGAATGAAATCTTCTGAGGCTGCTGCATCTCGACCAAGCCCGACATTTTTAAGAGCTAATGCTAACTGCTTCTGTGCTTTCTCATCGGCTGCTGCTGCCTTTACTGAGGCTTTGGCATAATTTAAGACTGCTGTAGCACTGAATGCAACGCCAAGAGTCTTAGCCATGTTCTTAATGTTCTTGGTTAATTTATCTGTAGAAGTCTCAGCACTCTTAAAGGCTTTATTGCCAGTGAACTCTGCTGCAATGTCGATAATTATGTTTGCCATGATTAACCTCTCGCCTTGGCTGTTGCGTTAAGTTTATCGGCTGCTGTTTTAATAGCATTAAGGACTGACTCTCTTGCCTTGCCTTGGTTTTCTTCATAGGCACGATACAAAGCGCGACCTTCCATCTTGCCATCGCCCTTCATTGCTGCGCCAAACTTTCCATTCTGATTCTGCACAAAGCGACTGCTAGGAGTTTTGCGACCCATAGTTTCATAGATTGCTCCAGCTGCGGTCTTGTTAAAGACACGAGCGAGTGATCTAAAGCCTCTACGGTTTGGCTTTGATGGTGAAGTCTTATAACCGATTCCAGCCTTGACTAACCGAGCAGAGTAAGCAGGAAACCTAGCCTGAGAGTTATCTCTAGGCAGCCATCCGCTTAAAACTGATCCGTCATCCGGTAGATAACCTTTAGCAGTCTTGGTGATTGGCTTTAAGGCTCCAGCAATTTCCTTCTGAGTTTCTTTACCCAGATCAGGAGCAAACTTACGTAAGGCTTTGCGGAGTTCAACGCCGCCCTTTACGCTTGCTGGCATCGTCTACCTCCTTCGCTTCATCTCTGAGACCTTGCAGGAGTGCATCTAGCATGGTCTTATCTAGTTCTAACAGTTGCTGTGGCGCGATCCCCAACCTAATGCTCAAGCGAGCTATTAAGTAGGTGAATGGTTGATCGCGCTTTAAGCTAAAGGGTCTGAGTCAAGCACCTCAACACTTTTAAGTGTCTCAATGAAGTCCATCCCGAAAGGCTTAACAGTTTCACCTGATCTGCGTGTTACTTCCCATGCTAGCCAATAGACATCGCTTTGCTTTTCTTCATCGCGGAACGCCTTGTGGAAGCCCTTTTTAGCGTACTGCTCAAACGAATACTCCACTGCTGGAGTGATCTCGCCTTCTAGTACGCTTCCATCTTGTCGAACTATCTTTAGTCTTGCCATGGTTTGCCCCTTTTTTTAGTTTTTTAGAATGTGCCGGTAGTGGCTACTGCAACAGTTGAGTTACATGTGAATGTAATTGACTGTGTACCAATATCGCCTACTGCGCCATTGATGTCTGTTGTGTTATTGACAAGGATTGAGACAGTATAAAGAGGGTTTGTAGCAGATACTGCTGTTCCCTTTGTCTGGAGGAATACAGCTGTGACTGTTGTTCCCCATGCTGCCTGTAGTGTTGCCAATACGTTTGCTGCTGCTGTGTCGTTTAGGAAGTCGATTGTCACTGTTGATGACTCAAGACCCTTGACAAACTTGTGTGAACTGTCACCCATTGC